CTATGAGGCCGGGACATCGGTTCTTGCCACCCTGTATGAAGACAACGGATCGACGATTACGACGAACCCGGTAACGACCGATTCAAACGGCCTGTTCGAGTTTTACGCAGACGACGGGCGCTACGATATTTCGATCGTCAAGGCGGGCTATGCAACTGTAACGATTCTTGACCTGCTGCTTGACGACACGTCGAGCGGCGGGCTGTCCGGCACGGGCCTCACGCTCACCGGCACGGGCGGTAGGATCAAGGGCAACTTCACCGCAGCCGCATTGATCGACCGTCACTGTATTCAGACGACGACTGCGAACGGCATTACCAACGTTCCGATTATCCCGGATGGCACAGGGGGCCAGTCTGGATTCTCGGTGCATAACGCATCCGATCCGGATAACGCCGGATATGGTCAAGTGGCAATTGACGCGACGAAGGTGGCGTTTGTCAGCAGCAAGAAGGGAACCGGAACACATCTCCCGGCGCAATTCTTCACCAGCGATTTGCAGCGACTGGAGATCGACGTGAACGGCAACATCGCACCGGGCACGGCGGCGCTTGCCACCAATGCAACCAGCGGCTTTATCTACATGACGACATCGGCCGGTGCGCCGTCTGGCGTGCCGACGGCCAAGACCGGGCGTGTCGCCTTCCACTACGACACCACGAACAACCGCTTTTACATCTACAACGGCGCCTGGCGTTCGGTGTTGCTGTCATGACGATCATTCTCTCCGGCACCGGCCGCACCGTAACGGTCGGAAACCTCATCCGCCGCGCGCTGCGCCTGATCCGCGTGATCGGCGAGGGCGAGACGCCGAGCGCGCAGGAGTACAGCGATTCCGTCGAGGCGCTTAACGCCATGCTGGACTCGTGGCGCAACGACAGGCTGACGATCTACGCTATCAAGGCGCACGATTTCACACTGACCGGCGCGGCTTCCTACAGCATCGGCCCGGCGCAGACCTTCGATACCGTCACGCCGGTCAAGGTCGATGGCGCCCGCTACACGACCGGCGGCACCGAATACAGCGTCGAGGTGATCGAGCAGCCGCAATGGGCGGCGATTGCGGTGAAGGATCTCGCCGGCAGTCTGCCGAGCGTCGTCTATTTCGAGCGCGGATCGCCGTATGGCCGCGTCTCCCTGAATCCGGTCCCGTCATCCGGCACGCTGACGCTGGACCTGCGGCAGCCGTTCGACAACTACAGCAACGTCGCTGACGAGGTGCGCTTGCCGGCCGGTTACGAGCAGGCGATTGCCTTCAATCTCGCCGTCATGCTGGCGCCGGAGTTCGGCAAGGAAGCCACGGCGACGGTATTCAAGATTGCCGACGACAGCCTGCGTGCGCTCAAGCGCATCAACTCGCCGCGCCCGGTGGCGTGCATGGAAATCGGGCACTTGGGCGCGCGTGCCTACTACAACATTACGAGGGGTGAATGATGTCGATGATGTCGGACTTCTTCAAAGACTACGGCTACGGCAACTATTACCAGGGCAGCGCGAAGAACACCAGCGGGCAGTGGTATGACCCTGCCAACTACGGCGGATTGAAGGCGTTTGATCCGAACAAGCCCAACGATCCGGGCAGCATCGGACCCGGCACCTATGGCCGCGCCTCGATGGGAAACTGGCTCGGCAACTTCTCGGCGATGCCGGCCTATGGCGGCGCGCAGCGTGCCGTCAGCCCGCGGACTGCGCCCGGAAATTGGCAGACAGGCGGCGGTCAAAACTCTTATGACGCAAACCCACTTAGCCCAATGCCGACGTTGCCAGCGTGGGCAACCCAAGGGACACCGACCCGATGGGAAGAGCTGGTCGCAACGGGGCAGGCTCCGAAAAAAAATACAAACATACCGGTTCCTGCTGTCGCAGGCGGCATGCAGCGCGTGCTGTCCTACGGCAACGCACGGCAAGCCGGGCAGGGCGTGCAATTGCCGCAGTCCGCCTATGCCTACACGCTGGCAGACCTGCTGCGCAACTACTACGCATGAAAACGCAATTTCTCGGCGGCGCGTATGTGGCACGAAGCCCGAACGCGGCGGCGAATCGCCTCGTCAATGCATACCCGGAACAGATCCCCGAGGGCGGCAAGGAACCGGCCGCGCTGATCGGCTGCCCCGGCCTGCGGCGCCTGTACTACCTCGGCGAGAACGTCGGCATTCGCGGCATGATCGCCGGGTCGGATGGGAAGTTCTACGCCGTGGCCGGGAACCAGTTGTGGCAAGTGACAGTTGCATTCGGCGGCGCGACGGCGGTCGGCACGTTGAACAGCGGTAGCGGCCCGGTTTCGATGGCGGACAACGGCACGCAGCTTGCCATCGTCGATGGCGTTGCCGGCTACACATGGACGTTCGGCACGTCGACGTTCGCCACGATTTCCGATCCGGACTTTCCCAACGGCTGCACGCACATCGCCTATCAGGACACTTACGGGATCGTCGTCGATCCGGGCACTCAGACCTTCAAAATATCGGCGTCGAACGATTTCACGTCATGGGCGGCGCTGGACTTCGCGGCAGCAGAGGGCGACCCCGACAAGGCGCTGGTTCCGCTTGTCGATCACCGCGAGCTGTGGATCTTCGGCGAGGTCTCGACGGAAGTGTTCTACAACTCGGGCAACGCCGATTTCCCATTCGAGCGCGTGCAGGGCGGCTACATCGAGCACGGCATTGCCGCCGTGCATTCGGCCGTCAAGCTGGACAACTCGGTGTTCTGGCTGGCGAAGAACAAGACCGGCGGCGCCGTCGTGTTGCGCGCTGTCGGCTATCAGCCGCAGATCGTCAGCGCGCATGCCGTGAGCTATGCCATCGAGCAATACGGCGACGTATCGGACGCCTACGCCTACGGCTACCAGCAGGAAGGCCATGCGTTCTACGTGCTGGTGTTCCCGTCTGCCGGCGCCTGTTGGGTGTTCGATGCGGCCACCTCGCTGTGGCACGAGCGCGGCGGCTTCGCGGATGGCGAATTCACGGCGTACCCGGTGTCATGCCATGCGTATTTCGGCGGCAAGAACCTTGTCGGGCACCGCGACAACGGCCGCATTTACACGCTCGAGCTTGACGAATACGCCTACGACGATCAGCCGCGCAAGGTGCTGCGTTCGTGGCGGATTCCGTTCAACGAAGAAAACGAGGTCGAGACGAACGAGCTTGTCATCGGCATGGAAACCGGCGTCGGCATCACGACCGGGCAGGGTAGCGATCCACAGATGATGCTGCGCGTCAGCAAGGACGGCGGGCATACCTGGCCCGTCGAACGATGGGCGCCGGTCGGCAAGATCGGCGAGCGCGGGCGCGGTGTGCGCTGGCGTCGCGTGGCGTATGCGGCCGATACCGTGCTCGAGGTATCGATCACCGATCCGGTCAAGGTCGTCATGACGGGCGCCTACATGGACGGTAAGGCGCTATGAGTCGTTACAGCGCGCCGTTGCGCAATCCGGACCTCGCCAGCAAGGAGTGGCAGCAGTTCTTCGCCAAGCTGAAGATCACGGACGGCGAATACACGCCGGTCTTCTCCGGACTGACGATCGGCGGGGCAACCGGCGACGTGGGGTATGCCGGGCGGTTCTTCCGCTTCGGCGGTCGCGTCTGGTTCACCATCGAATTGACGACCAGCGGCAGCCGCACGATTGCCAGCACGGCGGGCACGACCTACTGCAATCCGCCGCTGCTCATCGCACAGGACAACATCTGTGCCGCCGTCAATTCGGGCGTCGCGCTCTCCTACGGTAACGGCATCATCGACAAGGCGAACAACCGCATCTACCCGCCGGCATGGGCGGCGACGCCGGCCGACGTGCTTATCTCCGGTTGGTACGAAACCACGTTTTAGGGGCATTCATGGCGATAAATACATCATTCCTGCCGAAGAACGTGCAGGCGGCAATCGCCGCCAATCCCGACCTGTATAAGCGCTCCACGACGGTAGCGCCGGATAGGGCAACCTCCGCTCAGTTCACCATGAGCGGCGGAGAGGGGGTGGAAGGGGTCACGCCGGGCTGGCAAGATGAAGGGGCGTTCAACGTGAAACGGTTGAATGACGCCAACAGGATTCCAGGTGACCCTCTTCGAGGGTACGTCCCGATCGACACTACGTGGGATTTTTCCGACAAGCATAAATGGCTCCCCGGCGCGCAAGAGGCGATTCTCAATTCGGCTAAGTGGGACGACACCGCGGGGCTGTTGGTGGACTACGGCGTCGTAGATAAATATGGCATCGCGCCGAAAGATTCGTTCATGGACAAGCTGGTGCCGGCACTGATCCTCGGCGCAGTCGGCATGGGCGTTGGGCAAATGGCAGGGCTTGGCGCAGGCTCTGCGTCCGGTGGCGCAGGGGGTGCCGCTGCGGGTGGCGGCGCGGGTGGCGCGGGTGCGCTTGCCGCAAAAGGCGCCACCGGGCTGGCCTCTCTGCCGGCTGCGGGTACATGGGCGCAGACGGCAATCCCGGCTGTCGGTGCAGGCGCCGGGTCTTGGACGCTGCCGGCGTCGCTTGCCGGCATCGAGGGCGCGACAACGGTGGCAGGCGGATTCACGATGGCGGACGCGATCCGCAACGGTATGCAGAATTTGCCGGTCGATATCGGCGACGGGCTAACCAGCCTCGTGCCAGATGGCGCTTATGACACGCCGTTACCTGACACAACCCAATGGCAGCCGCCAAATTATCCGGGAAGGAAATCATTTTTTGAGTCAATCAAGGAGCTTATCAAACAAACCCCGACCGGCCCAGGGGGCGGCGGGGACGGCGGTAGCGGAGGCGGCATGAACTTTTCTGACTGGCTCAACCTCGGCGGCACGATTGCCGGCATCGGCACGTCGATCTGGAGCGGCAACAAGCAGGCGGACGCGGCGAGCGACGCGGCAAAACTGCAGGCAGCCGGGCAGGCGGCGGCGCTCGAAGAACTGAAGCGGCAATTCGACCTGTCGCGTGCCGATCAAATGCCTTGGCTGACGGCCGGCAAGGATTCGCTGGCGCAACTCTCTGCGCTAATGGCGCCGGGTGGCGCACTCACGCGCAAGTTCGGGGCCGCCGATTTCGAGGCCGATCCCGGCTATCAGTTCCAGCTTGCGGAAGGAGAACAGGCAGCGAACCGCGCAGCGGCGGCGCGCGGTGGCTACAACAGCGGGCGCACGCTCAAGGAGCTGATGCGCTACGGGCAAGGGCTGGCGAGTACCACCTATCAGGACGCCTACAACCGCTACAACACCGACCAGACGAACCTGTATAACCGGCTGGCAGGCATCGCCGGCACCGGGCAGACGGCGGCAACCACGCTCGGCAATGCCGGCGCGAACTACGCGGCCAACGTCGGCAACACACTGACCGGCGGCGCCAATGCGCAGGCGGCGAGCCGCATTGCCGGCGCGAATGCCCGCACGTCTGGCTACATGGGCGCGGCGAACGCGATCACGGGTGGCATCAACAACTACCAGCAAAGCCAGTTGCTGTCGCAACTGCTGCGGCAATACGGAGCCTGACATGGCGCTTGACGCTTCGATCTACGGACAGCTTGACACGCAAGCCCCGCTGCGCCTCTCGCAGATGATCCGCGAGGCAAACAACCCGATGGCGCAGGCGCAGCAGTTGCTGAGCCTGAAGCAGATGCTGCAACAGGGCAGGTTGCAGGAGCTGCAGATGCAGCAGGCGCAAGCCGAGATGGCGCAGAAGGCGGAAGACCGCGCCGCGACACGCGCCGCCTTGGCGGATTTCGTGGCGGCAAATCCCGACATGGCGCAGGCCGCGCGCATGTCGCCGCAGGATGCCATCAAGTATTTCTTCGACCAGATGAAGGCCAAGAACGCGCCGCCGGAATTCCTCGTGGCCGGCGACAGCGTGTTGCAGAAGCCGCGCACGGCCGGCGAATCGCTGATGCCGGCGTATGCCGTGCCGGGCAAGCCGCAACTGGTTGAACGCGCCGACCCGAAAGACCCGCTGCGCACACAGAAGGTGTGGATGCGCCCGGGTGAGACGGACGGGCCGGTTGCCGGGTTGGGGGTCCTGCCGGATATTCTTGATCCGCGCGTGCAGGAGTTCCAGTTGCGCAAAGCTCGCGCGGGGGCGTCAAGCGTCAATGTCGGCGCCCCCGTTCTTGAGCGCGAGGAAGACAAGGCAAAGGGCAAGCTCAACGTCGACGCTTACGGCGCGCTGCGCGATTCCGCGAACGCCTCGCGCACGCTGAACGCGCACCTTGATATTCAGCAGCGCAAACTGGACAACGGATTTGAAACCGGGTGGGGAACAGAAGCGAAAGCGGCAGCAGCCGGCATGCTCGGGGCTCTCGGCGTAAAGGATGCCGAGCGATATGCCTCTGACGCTCAATCGTTCAAGGCGGCATCTATGGAGGTCGTGTTGCAGAAGCAGCTAGCGCAGAAGGGGCCGCAAACCGAATCGGACGCGCTGCGCATTCAGCAGACCGGCGCGCAGCTTGGCAACACGGCGGACGCAAACCGATTTGTCATTGCCGTGGCTCGCGCGCAGAACAACAGGCAGATCAAGCAGCAGCGTTTCTTTGACGACTACTGGCGAAAACACAGCACCTACGAAGGGGCTGAAGACGCATGGTATTCCGGCGAGGGCGGGAAATCGCTGTTTGACGAGCCGGCGCTGCAGTCGACAAAGGCGGCGCCGCCCGGACCCAAGCCCGGCGCGTCCGCAAACGGCTTTACCTTGATGGGGGTGAGGAAATAATGGCGGTCTATGAGGTGCAGGCGCCGGACGGCTCCACGCTGCAGATTCATGGCCCTGCCGGCGCGACGAACGAGCAGGTATTGGCGGCGGCGCAACAGATGTACAACCAGGCGCCGGCCAAGCCGGCCAAGGGATTTGGCGCCAAGCTTGATGACGTGATCGGCGGTCTTGGCCGGCAGGTCGGGCTGACCGCTCGCGCCGGGATTGGTGGTGCGTTCGATACGGCCGGCATGCTGTCAGAACCGATCCGGCAGGGCATGAACGCCATATTGCCGGACTCGCTGCAGGCGCTTCCGGCGGGCAAAACGGCAGACTGGCTATCAGATTCGCTTGGCCTGCCGAAACCGGAAACGGCATCGGAGCGCGTCGGGCAATCCGGCGCGCGGACCATGGCCGGCGTCGCAGGGCTTGGAGGCGCGACCGGGCAACTGGCGAAATCGTCCGGCGGTATCGCGGGCGACGTGCTTGGCGCCATGGCGAAAGCGCCTGG